CAGCGAAATTCGATCCCGAATTTCTTAGACATGAGCCGCTCAACACCTTTGATCGTCGGTTCGGACCAGAGGTACCATCGACTCCAGAACCCCGCGGTATCGATCCCGTCGATTCCCCATTTTTGACCTGCTTTTTTCGCACCGTGCCTGAGCAGGTACGCTTTTTTACGTGAAGGATTCTTGTGTTTGGTGTAATCGGAATATCCGCGTGCACCAAAGTCAACAAACCTGCCGTCCTCTAACGTCGCTCGAAACTTCTTACGAGGGTTCGGGCTACGACGAATCTTGACGCGCATACTTATAATACGCTTTTAAAAAAATTACATGCAAGACTTGCACCCGTAGGCTTCCTTCTTGGCGAGAGCGGGCATGAAGAACGGGTGTTCGGCACCGCGCTTGACGCGGTAGACGTGATCGTACATGTGGAGAAGCGCGATGGTCAGCGCGAGGGCGGAGACGACCACGCCCTTAACCTTGCGCGCGGTCCAAGCGTAGACGACGATGAGCGCGACGATGACCATCTGGATCATGGTCAGCTTGGGGATGCCGGGCATGAAACGGGACGCGATGTCCTTCTGTTCAGGGGTGGGCTTGGGTTCGACGGAGTTCAGAGGTTCGGTGTAACCGGGCATTTTATTATCTACTTAGAAAATAATGTGGCTCCCTATCCTGATGGTCCTGTACGATTACATGAAACTGCCCATCGACAGATTGTATTTTCAAAATCCGAAACGTCCCTTGATCGGGATCGCCAACACGTTCAGAGATTTAGTACACATGGGGTCGCAGTGTAAGGTGGCGAACTTTCCCGGCCTGATGCTGGTACGTCTCCATTTCGACAAGATCAAGGCGGAGTTCGAGGCTGTCCACCAGACCCTGGAGAAGAGGTACTACCACGATGTCAGTCCTTGGTTCGATGAGAACTGGGACTATTACTTCTACCGAGTGAAGGATTTCCCTTTACTCAACAGCCTCCTGAAACAGATCCCCTGTGTGAACACTGAGGTTGCCGCGTTCGCCGTGAGTGATAAACCCATGCGTCTCCACCCGCACCGCGCCGAATCGAACCGTCTCCTGAGGTATCACATCACCATCAAGAGCGGTGGGACATGCGTGCTTCACACGGAGAAAGGGTCGCACGCGCACGAAGAGGGTGAGGACTTTTTGTTCGACCACTCGAGGTACCACGAACTCGTCAAGGAGGGGCTCGGTACACGGGTCGTGTTGATTTTGGATATCAACCGCCGATAATTTTCTCATCGATTGTATATATGATCGGCGAAGTACACAGGGCAACCTTCGGCGGTCATGAAGGGTACTATAACCCTCGAACCGGTCGCGTTCGGTTCGGGAAGCAGATCTACCCCAGCATAGAGGTTGCCGTAAAATATCTCAAGAAGAAGTAAGAGATGATCCAGTCCACCCTGTTCATCGTCACGCTCTCGTACCTCCTGAATCACGTACGTAACCGGTCCAATTTCAAAAAGGAGTTGATCATACCCGCGATCGTTTTCCTGTGTACCAAGTACGTCTTCGGTGATTGGGACGGGGGGTACACCTGGACCCCTTCGGATATGTTGTTCGCCGCCTACGTTCTCGCGGTGTCGTATTTCACCGTGACGATAAAAATGTGAGCACAGAGTAAGGATGCCCCTCACCGATACCCAGATCGTTCGCAAGGTTGACCAATTGCGTAAAACCAAGGGGAAGATCTACGCGCCGCTCAAATACTTCAGGGGGCTTGAGACCCTGGGACAGGTTGAGACCCGCTACAAGAAAATGCTTCGCAGGGATTATAGACGATTCAAGACGGACAAGGGACAAAAGACGAAGACTTCCTCCTACACCCAGAGGTTCAGAAAGAGATACGGGCCCAAAGTCAAATCCCTCCCTGAAATTAGTAAAGCTACCGGCATTCCTCTGAAGACTGTGAAGACCGTGTACAAGAGGGGACTCGCCGCGTGGAGAACCGGGCATCGTCCGGGAGCCTCTCCACAAGCGTGGGGGTACGCGAGGGTTCATAGTTTCGCCACTAAGGGGAAGACGTATTATACGGCGGATAAGGATTTAAGATAAACGCGTAGGCGGGTACCGAACCCTTTGGCGGTTTCTTACAGAAAATTTTACAGTCGCAACACTCCTTTACAGACACGAGTTGCCTTTTCGTCGCGTGACATCGTTTCGGTAACATAATATCCTTAGACAGGTATCTGATTATCTGGTCTGTCAGTATCATATCATCTTCTTTTAATACGTATCCCGATAAAAATCTACGATACAATGGAGAAGGAATATCTGGATTTATATTTCAAAACTCTAGAGGATACTTTCCCAGAACTCTCGGCGAAGTGGTGCAGGAGGCTCACATAGCGTTGAGAGCCTGGATCATCCGGTTCGGCGTCATCGTCGCCTGTGAGTTGAGACCCTGATCCATTTCCTTGCGTGTGTTAAACAGTGATAATTCAATTTGTGCGATATCGAGTCGGGGGATTATGAGTTGGACCATCATCCAATTCGGGACGATGAACACTCGGGTCACCCCTTTCGTATTGAAGTTGAAGAGAACGTGAATACCGTTGTCTTCTTCCTTTGTCATGTACATCTCCGCGTAGCGAACCCCATCGAAGATGAAGCTGCCGGCGGATTTCTTCAGTTCAATCCCTGTGCCGTCCCCTGCGATGGCATCCCTGTGTCGACCACGGGCGTCTTTCCATCCGAGAATATCAGACATCTCCTGTTCGTAACTGCACTTCTTTGAGAGGAGATCGGAGTTCTCAATCTCAAAGAGGGAAAAGGCAATTTCGTTAACCAGGTACGGGTCCATCACCCAGTCATAAATAGTCGTGTGGCCGATGGTATGTTCCATGTTTCTCATCATATTGACGCCCTCAGTCTTTATGCCCCTTACTGTCGCTTACGTTTCTTCCCTTCGGATACATCCCATGAGCAGACGGTGTTCAGCTGCTGAGTGAAAACCCGATGGTCCTCGGACGTGCGAGTCATGGTCTTGATGCAGTCTTCCACAACCTCGGTGCTCCATTCCGGGTATTTCGACGCGAGTACTCCCCTCGCAAAAACACGTTGGTCGTAGGTCGGGGACCACTTCATCATCTTCTTCTTCGTGATGATGTCGATGACCTTGTACTGCTGCTTTCTGCCCGGTACTTTGCTGGTCCACATGAGGTCCATCCTTTGTACGGTGTCGTCGTCGATGTCAAGTTTGGGCCAGGTTTCTCGTATTTCGTCGACGGTGTACATGACCACATCGTCGGAGGCGTGTCCAATGATGCTCGCAAGCTCGATAATGTTGGTCTCGTTGATGTTGTTGTCCAGCACGAGATCCCATGGATTTACGTGAACTCCGTCAAACTCGATTGAACCGAGACCAGGAATTTTCTCGTACATATCAAGGCCTGTGTACCACCATTCAACTTTGAATTCAGTGCTGTCCGCGTTCACTCCCACGATTTTGGCGAGATCAGATTCAGCCTCGACATCCTCGTTGGTGCAGACCCAGATGTAATCTCCAATCTTGAAGTCGGTCTTGGGACGGATGTCATCGGTCTTGGGAGGGGGGTCATCGGACTCGGACTGTGACTCGGACTCGGGCCCAGAGTCAGGATTGGTGAAGGTGAGTCGGGCGATCGGAGTATCGTCATCGTCATCGTCGCCGTCAGAAGAATTCTCGACGGGTTCCAGATCCCACGTCCAGTCTTCCCATTCGTTGAAGATGTCCGCCCTCGTGGAGCAGGAGGCGGGCAGGTTCGCATCAAGTCCCGGCGTATTGGCTAGGATGTCCCACTTGTCGCGAAGGTCACCGCAAGCGGTCGTGCCGACAAGCATATCGTACAGGAATTCGTTCACCTGCTCCGCGGTGTACGTCTCGTTGGATAACATGATCGCCTGCACGGTCGCGAGCACGTAGCTGGGGTACTTCAGGTTCGTCTTCTTCATGCTTATGATTCGCATGAGCGTGTCAAATTGCTCGGTGAGTGTCCTGGCGTCGATGGGCTTGTCGCACAAGGACTCGCAGAGCTCCTTGTTTTTCTTATAGGGCAACTTCCTTCCGTAAAGGATCTGTCCGTGGTGAAAGTTCAACAGGGCGATGAGGGTCCAGCTGTTCGACGTCTGGCGTACATCCGCTCTCGGACCGAAAACATGGCTGAGGGATTTCAGGTCATCACTGTACTTGTCCGAGAGTTCACAGGCCAATTTGCACATCGGCGCCACGTTTATCGTGCCTCGGACGAATTCACCGTGGGACAGGGGCTTCGATGTATTGAGACGAATGTAGAGTTCGGCTTCCTGCTTGTCAGTCAGGCCGTGGTAATTGTGCAGGATCAGCTTCTTCCCGTCGAAAACCTCTCGGTCTTCTTGGCACAGTTCGCTGTACTTGCGCAAATCTTTCGTCGTCGGTGCGATGATTTTGAACTCGTCGGCCATGAACCTCTTGATCGCGCGGACTCGTTGACCGCCGTTGATCAGTGCGTACTTGTACCGACCTTTTGTACTTGTCGTCACGGTCCCGATATCCATGTTCTCGAACAGAGAGTTGATCACCTCTTCAGCTTCCCGATAATCGTATACGGTATCATTGCGGAGGATTTGATGCGCGGCGTACTTGAACTTGTCCTCGATGAAAGCCTTGACGGTAATCGACCCGACCCTGTACGGTGGTAAGCCCATTTTTTTCTTGTCAAAATCCCGGTTTCGACCTTCACTTAGGTTTCCAAAAATTTTCTCCGCTAAAAATAAAAATGACCGTTTTCATCGACAGCAAGACCGGATCTCTCAGGATCGGCAAGAAAAAGTGCAAACACCAGAAGAAGGGTAACGTGGTGGAAGCCGC